CCTTGACTGTGAAGTTAAAAGAGTATATAATAGCTCTGCGTGTTTGATAATCTGCTTCATATGAGTCTTCTATTGACATGCCTTGTAGTACAGTTGGTATGTCATAATAGTGTCCTGTCTCTGGAACCAACTTAACACTATGTGTGAACTCAGGTCTGAAGTAAGGAAGTATCTGCTCAACTACTTGTACAGCATCTTCGTTATTCGCAAACATCCCATATAACGTTATATTTATATCATACGGAACAGGTGTGAATTGTGATGACATCGCCTGATTGTTTGTTCCAACACTAGTGTTTCTCTGTAGCTTATTCAGCCCACGATTAGCACTGTATGACATATCAGTTATCTCAAACGAAAGTCTAGGAAGTTGTGTTGCCACTTTCCTATCTAAGTTTGGATCTTGATTCAGCCTTGCTAGAAACTTTTCTTTTGGACCATATGCAATAGGAACGCGAATTGCTTGTGTAGCATTTCCATCGTTATCTTTACGCACAATATCAATATCATTAAACATTCTTCCGAACATAATGATGTATTTTCGTAGTGCGCCGTGATCGTAGTGTGATCCGAACATTACCAGCTACCCCCTTCACTAAATGGATTCATTTCGCTGAAGTCAAGGAAGTCGTCAGATTCTGTGTTGAAGAGATCATTGGTGGCAGCTTTGTCAGTATTCTCGATAGCATAACTCTCATCGACAATACTCTCACCAGACTCAAGAACAAGATTGTCTCCGTCCTCAGCAAGTATCTGGGTATCCATCATATCACCAGAGTATGCGTCTTCAATACCGTCAATCGCAGGAATGCCAGTGTTAAGTCTCTCGTGGCTGTATTCGAAGAGTTCACAACGCAAGTCGTATGTTTGCAGAGAACCCATCTGATAGAATACAGACTCATGCTCAACAAACTTCACTTCAAATATCTTATTATTCAGAGGGAAGTATATTAGATCTCCTTCTGATGGTCTGCCGATAGTGTTTGTTGTATTCTCAAGCGGTATCTCTTCATCGAAACGTTTGCGCGCAACAGTAAGAACCATCTCATCGCGGATCTCGATATTGAACTTTGAGAGGAAATCACCCTCGCCTTCAAACCCATCAACAGACTTGATATACATCTCAACAATATGTGCGTTGGTCACATCACTGCCATTTACTGTATTAAATTTAGACAGTATGTCTTCGCCAAATAACTTATCTTCGGCAATAAGTTTTCTTGGCATGTAGTAACAGTCAATTCCATAGATCTTTATTGATTCAATGATCAAATTCTCTATTAGATTTTGTTCGCCACTAAAATCTTGATTGTTGAAATATAAGTTTGTCGCCATAATGTTAGCCTATCATGTCCATTGCTGGCATTGAGAATTTCTTCTGAACTTCTTCTTCTAACTTAATTATTTCTTCGTTAGCTTCTTGCCAGATAGTCTGACCGTTGAATGTTATTCCTCCTGGAAGTTGCATTCCTTCAAACTTCTTCATATTCTCGCCCCACTGTCGCTTAATTAAAGCTGTAGCGTATTGACGCAACCACCAATCACCCCAAACAGAAGTGTATGTGTCTGGATCCAATATTTTGTAGCACTCGATGATTATATACTCACCGACCGACACTTGTTTCCAGTCCATATCAATCTGCAGTCTATCAGTATGTCTACTGAACCTGATTGGCTTTTTGCCCACAAATAGTTCTTCAAGCAGAGCAATCCTTTCCATTGAAGAAACATAGTTTTGGACTTTGGCGTGAGACCAATCATAAACGTCATTCAACGTCATCTGATATCTCATATTGAATATGTTGTTGGTGTTCAGACCATTACCGATAGGGAATATGTTGATAACACCCATGATGGTCTGAGGGATAGCAAGATATTCGTTAGATATATCATCTGCTGTCAATTGGTGTTTGAGGAATGTTCTCTCTGTGCCGTCATAATGATAGTCTTGATAGAATACAAGAGCGTCATCAACGCGATCATCCAGCTGCATTTCATCAACGTTGATCTCTACGACAGGTGCGCCAAGTCTGCGCAAGCAATATTTTTTGAATTCTGTTCTTGTTGTCGGTGTCGCCATGTTTAATAGTCTCGAAGTCTAGAATAATCAAGACTATTTATAAGAAACGGAACTACTCTGGATGGCGGTCTTCTACTTCTACAAAATTGCCATCTTCGTCTATAATATATGGTGTAGGAGCCGCAACTGCATTTTCTATAATATAGTCTCTGTAACTGTCTCTAAATTGTTCTGTCCAATTTTCAGCTCGGTGTGCAGAAACTGCATCATACACGACCTGCAAGCCCCGACACCGCTCAAGGTTCCACTCGATTAAGTCATCAGTCAATGGTGCGAATATTATAGCTTCTGCTACAGAGGAAAAGCAATCATATTCCGTTTCGAATGTGATACTCAGTTGCTTGAATTGATCGTCGAGAACTTCAGAAGATGTGATGGTGCACGATATCGGTATCATGGCTCTATATACCTCATTACTGAAATTTGGTTGTCTGTAGAAATTGGAGGATATATTTGTGTCTGTCCATAACCCCCGAAGTATGTGTTTGGCGGCTTTTGGTCACGATATGCATATGTCGTGTAAGTGCCAGCAGCTGTGCCCCACAGTTTGGGATTAGATTTGTCATGTATAGACTGTACACTCATCCTACACCCACCACTGTACTGTAGCCATTGATTAGTGCCAGAAAACTGGTGCGCCTTTACGTTGGGAGTTGTCCTACTGGAGATCAATCTTGCGAGACCAGAAGGTGTACTCCTGCCTTCTCGCCATTGCTGCGATGAACCAGACTGATGATCAGATGCTGTCATATGCAATACAATATCACCATATTTGCATGGATATGAAAGAACATCCCTATAACCATAAGACTCATCTGAAAAGACGGTAGGTCTGTTTCCGTTTCTTAGATAGTGTCCACCCGACCCAGTCAAGTCTGCAGGTTCCCATTTTCCTGGAAGAACCAAAAGGCTAGATGAATTCCACCAATTGGGATCCAGATCCTTATGCTGCGACTTAACGCGAGCAAGATCAGAATATGGGATGTCTAAGTGGATATAACTAAACTCGCTGTGCCCCATCTCGTCCATATTATTGGAGCCAATGTCATATTGTCTTTCGGGGTTCTGAGCATATATACCAAGACTTCTATCCGCATACCACCCTTGCATAGAGATTAGTTTTGTTGCTTCATCGCTGCCACCTAGAGTGAAGTCTGTAAGTCCCGCAAGATAGTCACCAGCTGAAAGTCTGTCAAGCTCGAGATTATTATTAATGTGCGAGACGAATTCATTGATTTTTAATTGAGTCAGAACATTTGAAGAGGTAGAAGTCTCGCCACTTGGACGCAATCTAGCGTGATGGAATACAAGAGTGGTGTGTTTAGTATTTCTTGTCTTTTCGTGGTGGTGTCGATATCCCGAAGAACCTAGAGTAGATGGGCTTGATGTACCCTTTCGAATTCCAAAGTTATAAGTTGTGATTGGGCGTCTGGTCGGTTCATTCACTAAATTCTGACCCTTGAAATCAAGGTCATCATCTGTCGCACCCACAACATCGAAGATACCATCATATGGATCTGCAACAAAGTCATTCCTAGCACGTTCTTGGCTGGTGAAATTATTCGCTGCGAGATAACCCATCAATGACGGGATCTCCCATTGTTTGAGATTCTTCCCTTTATTTCTGAAGTCTGAGAACTTTATCGTGTTTCCATGTGTAGGTATTTCGTGCGTTGACTCTATCGCAAAGAACACATTGTTCGCTTCACCGCGAGGGACATCCATTTTTTGCATAAACTTTTCGGACGTATCCTTGACTACACCACCATCGATAACCATTCCTGGAGCTATATCTTGATAAGTTGCAATTTTCTCCTTCAAGAAATAATTTGCATCAACCACACCATTAGCATGGTTTGTTATATCATACAACCCGCCGCTTGTGTAGTGAGAAACCTCGGTAGTGTCTGCTAATCCTCTAGAAAACGCGCCTCTAAAATCGCCATAAAAACCATTTTCAGGCTGGCCAGCACCAGCAGGATGCGTAGTCTTAGCAACGGTCAAGCCATTTTGATAGTCGCGCAGAATAGTCGCGTATTTACTTCCTTCTGGTTTAGACGCATCGTACCTGAGAATGAACCGCGATTCACTAAAGGTATTAGTATCATATTTGTCTGACGCAAAACTTGCATCAGACGTCAATCCTCTATAAAAGCCACTTAGATATGCTTGGGAATGAGTTTGGTTGGTGTGTTGGGTGTAATTATTAGCGAAGCCGAACTCATCTAAAAGACCATTATGGTATTCAAACGAATTATCTGAGTTGGTGTTGGCCACAGTAACCGTTTTCTTAAATCGGATACTCTTGTGACTTGATGATGATGGAAATATCGGCATTATTATTTTCCTATCTTATTCTTCTTGCAGCCAAGGCAAATCTCTAGCTACTGGTGCGCTTTGCTTCATTTCAATGATACCATCGACCATAGCCTTGATTCTATTAGCGTCTTCTTCAGATATATTCTGTTCTATCCACCCAACCACAGTAGCTGCTTCTAAAGAATCAAAGGCTATGGTTGTTTCTGTGATAGATGGGTCGATCTCAGTATTGTAGGCGATATGCGCTACTGTACCGTCATCAGCAGTAGCTACATATCTCCAGTTTATGTTACAGACCAAACCCGCTGTATCATCAACAGTTTTAGTGTCAAGATAAGTAATGTCGTAATAGTATTCGGTTGCCATGTAATTTCCTGCGATTAATTATATTCTAAGTTATGAACTATTTATAAGGAATACACTTCCTATATTTTGATTTTTTGCTTTTTCATCTTTGTTGCTGGTATAGACCCGCTTTGTATGCACTTCTCCATTAAAGATTCCTGAGTAGAGTTTGATGGGTGTTTCACAAACATTCTATCACCAGCATCATTGTATGCGACCCAAACATATTCACCAACCACCCCATATACTTCTGCTGAATATTCTACTGGATAATCGACTTCTAATTCTGGAAGATAAAATGACTTAGCGAGTACACCCTCCCTTTCCATATCACTAACCTTTGCATTGTATGCGTACATCCAATTGAAATTATTAGAACCAAACCCAGAAACATTACAAACAACTCCTGGGATACTATTATCATATATGTATGTTGGTGTCAATTCATCTGTACATACCATGTCAAGCCTGCCGTGATATGCTTCATTCTTGAGTGTTAGGTATTGAATCGTATCTTCCCCTATAAGAATATCCTCAATGAATGGAACCTTTGCAGCCTTTCTTGAGTACCACGTCACCCTGCAATGTGCTTCAGTCTTCTCCGAATACAGTGCTTGCTTTCTATAGTATTTCTTTTGCTCAACTATCTCTCTATATGAAACTGATTTACTGGGCAACACTGAGTCTAGATGATCTGTGTTTTGTATGAGATGGTCAGACGGTCTGGTGAATGGGAATTGAGGTTTGACATACAGGTCTTCTTCTGTTAGTGAATCAACGCCACCTTCCTCAACTTTCCTGCGAATCAAATCGTGTTTTTTAGCGTCAACAACCAAAGCAACTTGATTGTATAAACAAATACAATCTGGGGGCGATTCTGTATTGGATATATGTTTGTACATCCATACGCCATGCGGTGTTAAGTAGTCGTCGCCGTCAATCAAAACAAAGTGATCGTCATCCTTACTGAGGAATATGTCTAGAACACTATTCTTTCCCTTTCCAGCAGATCCATTAGACTCTGTTATGTAGTATTCTATGCCCTCAGCCTCACACCACTCCGATGCACTTTCGACATAGGTTTTATTTAGACTGTTTATGACTACAACAAGATCTTCCTTTTCGATCCCACTAGCGTTGGGATCAACGTGTCTTTTGAGTCTATCTAATCTCCTAGTTGTGAGGACATAAAATTTAAACTTAGCCATTAATTCATGTCACCTTGGTATCTTGATGTCCACATAGTTAAGCTGTACTTGACACCTTTTTGGAGTTCCATACACTCATGTCCGTGTGTCACCATTCCAGGAAATAGTATGCAGCGACCGACAGCAATATCTTTATTCGATATATTTTGTCTGTGGAACAATAGATCAGCGCCTTCATAGTCGTCATTCAATTTTACTGACCCTGTAACCAAACTTGCGTCTGTGTGGTGGCTCAAGCTAGTCTGTGTGTCCATAGCATACCGCATAACAAAGGCATCACGCAAGCCATACATCTGCATCGGACGCCAATATTGTTCAATAATCGGATAGAGATTTTTCTCCCAATGCCTTTCTAGTGTTTGGAACATACCAAGTTCTTTCATGCGTATTTCTTGTGCTGGAAATTTGTCTCCAGGAAGTGGTTCCCATGCGCCATTTCTATCAGCGACATCAATTAAATCTTCACACTGCGTTTGTGTCATAAAGTCACAAACCAGCATATCCGTGTCTATAATGTCAACATGCTTGAATGCAGGCAAGTATAGCATTGGAGTGACTTGCTTCACCGATCGCACCATACCATCAAAATGTGTCTTAGCCTCGTTTCCTCCATTACCATGATAGATACATGAATATGCGTTGGTTATAGGATTGAAGACTTTCTTCTGATCATACTCGAAATATGTATCTGTGTCATGTGTCTGGAAGATATAACACTCATTATCAAGAGCAATGTCATATTTGCCAGACAGAAACGCTTTTTGGTAGAAGAGCTGATCATCTTCATACTCAGCAATCTCGCTATCTGCGACAATACGCTTCAATTCGTCAACGCGACCGATGAACGTTCCGCTGTTCAAGTATTTGTATTTCGTGTCGCACTGCGGAAACTTATCCGCAAGGCTCTTATCTGGCCAAATGTATTGTTCTGCTGAGAATACAACTTTCTTCTTGAACCCAAGGTATCGTCTTGTTATTTCTTGGATGTCTGCATTGTAAATAACATCATATGCGTCTGTGAACAAAACAACATCACTATCAGGCAGTGTGTTGAGATACTCACGAAATATAGTCACCTTGTGCCCACCACCTGCTCCTGACATGTCAGTGCCTTTCCACTCAACATTGGTTCCTAGATTTTTAGGGTATACGCTATGCAACGCTGCGCTATCATTTAGCGGGATACACTTCTTACGATCAGTCCCTATTGTGACGGGATGGGTTTTAAAATCAACGAACCAGCCGCTGTCTTCTTCCTTCTCAATATCGGTATGTAATACCGTTCTACATTCTTGCTTCACAACATCTGTTTTCAGCGCCACAGCATTCAGATCCACTAATCTGGAGCAGAGATAATCGTCTGTTGGTATGATGTCGTGCATGAATTTAGCGTCAGAAAGAACCTTTGCTGTTTCTGGAGTGATCACATACGCATGAGCATTATATGGATGATTCGGGACAACCAACTTACTGTCAATAGATTTTGCTAGATCAGGAGTTTGTTCGATGTGTCCTAAGAATATGATACCGTAACTATTCGTCAGGTCTTCTACATATTCTTCATCATATCCATCAAGAAAGACTGCATCATCTTCTAATACTAGAACAGGCTCGCCTAGTTTGATGCAGGACAACCACGCTTCTCTGTGCGATAAGAAACAGCCAACTTCACCGTGGTTTATTGTTCTGTTGAAGAATGGATCCCGCCAACCAGACTTGGTCGACATATTGAATTGTTTGAGTGTTTGATGAGTGACTTCCTTTCCGTCTATAGCTTGAATCCACGAGACATCACCTATATGACTATTCTTATCTAGAAAGTTTATTTTGCGGTCTGCTCTCCGATCAAGATTGATCACCAACTTCTTCATTCTCTACCCCATAATAATTGTGTGTATCAGTTTTGTATTATATTTAGGAGCGGTCGTAGAATTACATTACCTGATGAATGTGTGCAGACTATTCAAAGCTGTCAACAATTCCCCTGCTTCAAATTTATTATCATCAATTGGTGTGTTATCTCTGTGTGTTATAGATATTTTTGGATACTCTGTAAACTCGGGGAAGAGTGTTTGTGATTCACTTTCAGTGAAATCTGCGCCCAAATTAAGAACAGTAACATCAAACTTGTACAACGACCAAGGATATTTTCTATCAACAAGCCAATTGTCTATAGTTGCGGACGCAGAATCAACACC